AATCACAGTATCTCCCTCCCTGATTTCAAACACAAACTTACGCTCCCTCAAATACTCTATCGTTTGAAGTTTTTCGCCTATCTCTCTCCAGATATCCCTGTCTTCTCTGATTTCTGCAATAATCTTCTCCAAGTCATTCATCTTTGTCCTCTTTACAACAACAACAGTAATAAAAAGAATAAACCTGCTGGTAACATTATCTCTCCTCCTTTTCTTTATTATATGGAATCCAATGTCCACATCTCCCTGTCCACTCGTCAAACTTATAAACAACAGTCTCCTCCATGATTGCTACTCTATCCACACATTCATGGGTCTTACATTCTCTCTTTGATGGACAATCCTCATTCCTACAGTTCAGTGTTTCAGCCATTCACTCTCCCCCTACTCCTCCATTTGTCCTTGTTGAGTAATATCTGCCAATGCCTTATCCCTCGCTATCTTATTCTTCCCCTCTTTAATCAAACTACCCTCTATCTCTTTTCTTATCTCGGCTTCTTTTTCTTCATCTTCTAAATCATCTTCTAATATTTCTCCCAGCCTCTCATCTATCTTTTCTATAATCTCATCATCAAATCCCATTACTTCTTTGAGAAACACCTCTGGTGGCATTACTTCCTGAGCTCCCATTGAGTTACTATAAACAGCAAGGGTCTTAGCCTTAGTCTCAGCCACCTTCGCCTCTTCCTCTTCTGTAGGAACTGATATATCAGGAAACACCACTTCGTAATCTTCAGAGGGTGGTAAAACACCAAGTTCCATAAGGCGGTCAATGAAAGGGCGAACCATCATAGGAACACAATGGTTAGCCTGTCTCTCCCTCACCTTCTTAGTCCAAGCGTTCTCATCTCTATCACCTCCCAACTCACCTCTCTCAGCTCCTACAAGTATTCTCTTTGGAATGTTTCTGGCTCCTGCTATCAATGTAATCAATACCTCAACGGTCTTGGAAGGGTCAGCCACTTGTGGTGCTAGATTCTTAACATCCATTCCTTGTAGCTTGAGTGTTCTATTGAAATCGTGTATATAATCATTTATCTCATTGTTCAAGGAAGTGGCGTCTTGGTTAGGGTCAAACTCTGCATCTTTATCAAGTATGAAAGCCATGCCTGGGAATGCCCCTCTCCAGAACATCTCTCCACTACCCCCAGCCACTAAATGTAATCCAGCAATCAGATTATAAACATTCATCAGCCTTGGAGTTCCTAATATATCGTCTTCCAGTAGCTCGTCTGCTATATGGATAACCCTAGTCCAATGTACCAGATTCTCACTCACTCCACCTTGTGCATTAGTTACTTTCAATGAATATACGCTCGGCAAGCCATACCTCTCATTAGTTAAATCCTCTTCGTATTTCTTAATAGATACATTGTCCTGTTTGTATGGTCGAATGTAGAGGAGTTTAGTGGCAGAGTCTACTTCTTCTTCCAGACTTTGTTCGCCATCAAACCCCAGCAACATAATACCAAACTCTCCGATACCACTCAGTTTATCAATCCTACTCATATAATGCCAGATTTTTCTCTCATCTACCAAGTCTTTACATGCTCTCTCAAATTCGGTTTCTTCTCCATCTGCTACATTCTCTGTTATTTCAGGGGGTTTTTGCCAACACGCATCTACAGGAGCATCCACCACCCTCTTTGCTATATGCTCCCTTGTATAGAACGCCCAGTAATGATTAAAGTCCAGTTGAACTGGGTATCCCAGAGCTTTATAAGTATCTCTGCTGTCATCTTTAAAACTTAATCCTAGTCTGTTTGCTAATTGTCTTCGTGTTGTCTGTTGATAAAACAGGTTGAGCAATTCGCCCTTTGCCTTGTTAGTCAATAGGTCAAACTTACCATTCCCGTCACTATTCACTTTTCCACTCTTCTTTATTCTATTTGTTGTTTTAGTTGCCATTTACTTCTTTCCTCCCCATGTCCCAACCCTCGCTTTCTGAGCTATTAGTTTGTTGAACGCTCCTGCAGTAGCATCCACACTATCTTTATACTTACCGACAGGGAATGATTCATGCTCATATAGAAAGTCTTTGTTCCATTCTGCTTTTAATAATGATACATTTCCTATTTCCACCTGATTTGCATACGGTTCAGCCCTTACTTCTTTAGCACCTGTCACTTTATCAGCTCTCACTTTAAATCCAGCTAATCCCCTAATTGTATTTTCTGCACTTTCTTTTCCCCCACTCCCGGGTTCTTGTTCAACCCACACGCTAACCTTTGTTCCATCCATGTCGGCTGTCTGTCTTATTATCCTTTCTCTTTTACCTGCACTCCATTGACCCTTTACTCTATCTGCAACTATAAAAGAGCCATCTATCATCTTATGAACCAATGCACCTGCCGTAAAAGCTCCGCCATCTTCTGTTCCTGCTTTGTCCCAATATCTAATGCTCCTCACTATCTCCTTTTCATTAATTGCTCCCGCTATCTGAAACTTATCTATCTGAAACATTCCTCCACCACGTGGAGCAGGTCGTTGTTGCAATTGTCCTGCAATTGCGTATTCTGAAACTAAGTCTTTCTTTAAAGAGCCTAGCGCTTTTCTATCATACAATCCTTCCCAAAGAGGCTCTCCCTCTTCTGTTCTGGGGTCACTAAATACTGATGTAGTACAGTGCCTATCTTTTTCATATTCAGCAGGCAACATGAGATGTACATAGTCTAATTCTTTTTCTAATATATGCCCCGTTAAATCATTCTCGTGTAGTCTTTGCATTACTATTACTTTTCTGCCTGTGTTTGGATTATTTAATCTTGTAGACATAACTTCATCCCACCACAGTAACACTCCATTCCTTTTTAATTCCGACTCCGCTTGTTTAACATTATGGGGGTCATCCACCACAATGTAATCTCCCCCCTCACCTGTCGCCAACCCATCCACAGATGTAGATAATCGGTAGCCAGTTTTATTGTTTTCAAATCTTGTTTTCTGGTTTTGGTCTGAAGTGATAGCAAACTTATCTGACCACCTAGATTGATACCATAATGATTGAATCAACCTCCTACATTTTAAAGAATCTCTTGTAGACAAATCTTGTGCATAAGAAGAAAATAACCACCTAGAAGTAGGGTTATTAATCCAGACCCAGCAAGGAAAAAACACTGATACTGCTAATGATTTCATGTGCCTGGGAGGAATATTTATAATAAGGCTTCTAATTTGACCTTTTGTTACTGCTTCTAAATGGTCACAAATAGCATCAATATGCCAACCATGAATATATGGCGTTGCAGGCTCTACTATATGCCAAGCTTGCTCTATAAATAAATTAAGAGAATATCTTGCTCCAGTTACACGAAGTAATTCTTCATCTACTTCTGTTTTAATTACCTGACATTCTTGAAAGTCTTTTGTTGAGTTTAATAATTGTGTCAACACCCAATTTCTCCTTCAGTTCTTCAGATGCTACAGTTAGTTCAACTGTATTATTATTTAATTGTACATTTGTAACGTGAGTATCATTTATTAGCTTTCTATATTTCATTAAATTATCTATTGCTTTTTGCCTGCTATAAAATTTAACTTTCATTTTGTTACCTATCCAAGTTCTATTTTCTCTTCCCCCCTCAAACATTTCTTCTGTTTCAATAGATTCTATACAAGCTTGCTGTGCAACATTTAATTTATCTAATCCCACAAATACTCCGTCTTCATAAAACTTTCTTGTATCTATAAATGCTATTTTAGCTTGTTCTGCCAAAATAGCCTCATTTGTTATGTTTAACTTTAGCAATCTTTCTGTTATCTTTTCATCTATTTTGCCCATTACATCAACATTTGTTAAAAGATTAGAAGCTAAAGAACGAGCACTATTTCTCGTGACATGATTACCGAAAGATGCTAAATATGCCCGTGTTGCATTGAAGTCCTTTAGATATTCTTCTACAAATATAGTTTTCTTCTTTTCTTCTTTTAATATTAACCCGTTACCACTCTTTCTTTTCTTCATATTATATAATAAGATAACTGCTAAATTGTATAATGACTAATGTCATTATACTAAATATACTGTCCGCGTACATTTATTTATATCTACTACTAAAATTTTATAAAAAACTTTCATTCCTAAGTACTTATACTGTAACACTTTATAAACTATTTTCAAAAAAATATATTTTCTTGTTTACGTAATGATATATTATATTATAATACATACATAATTAACATCTACTATTTTTTAACTTTTAGGAAGGAGAATCAAAATGGAAAGCATAGTAAAAGAATTAAAAGACAACCAGCAAGTTAGGACAGAAATGGATAAGTATTCTCCAGTCATTACGATTGGAACAGTAAAAGCCTTTATTAAGAAAATGGCAAAAGGGGATTTAGTAAAGGAACAGGAATTGATTGATAGATGTAATAAGAGGAGAGAAAATGCAGTATGGTCTAACAAACACGGAACTTGCCTTACAGCGGATTATGCCGGTAAAGCAGAAGACATGGAAAAGAAAAGGGAAGCTTACAAAAATGCAATACTTCTTATTGATGGAGAATTAGTAAAAGTGGATGGAGAAATATACAAAGTCAAATACACTAATCCACGAGTTTCTGACCCAATTCACTTCATCCCTCACACAAGGGGTGAAGTTGATTTTAGAAAGGAGGACAAAATATAAGAAGGGTATTAAGAAGTTCAAGTTTAGAGTAACTTTTATTATTTTAGTTTTAGCTTATTATTTAGGAAGGAGAATCAAATGAATATGAAAGAAGAACTTTTAAAAGTACAGTGTTTTACTCAAAGAAATGCTCATCCGAGCAATTCAGAAAAGTACCAGTTAATAAATACACTGGATATTATTGAAGAGCTGGAAAAGCATAGCTGGAGTATCAGTAGCTTTAGGGAAATAAATTGTAGGAATGGTTCACATCATGAAGGATTTCAAAAACACATGGTAACAATGAAGCATAATGACATTACTTACAATGGCTCTTCACCAGAAGTAGCAATATTAAATGCTCATGATAGAAGCTGGAGATTAAAAATGTTAGGGGGAATAAGAGTTAGTTATTGTGACAATGGTCTTATCTTTGCTAAAGAAACTTTTGAGTCTTTTGTTATCACTCACATTGGTACAGCTAAAGAAAAGGCAGTTGAAGCAACACAAGCAATAATTGAAAACATGCCCAAAGTAGTACACTTTACTGATAAGCTGAAAAACATTAAGCTTAGTGATACACAACAGTTCAACTTTGGAGACCAAGCATTAAGCTTAGCCTACAGAGAAGAATTCTGGCAGAGGAATAAAAAATATTCTTCTATAATGAATTTCATTCAGCCAAAAAGAGAAGCTGATGAAGGCGGAAGCTTATGGAATGTTTTTAACATTACACAAGAAAAGTTGCTAAGGAAGTCAGAGTTCATAGTAGATAGTAAGCATCACATTAAAGCAAGAAAAGAAGTTACAAATGTAAATCAGATAGTAAGACTTAATCAAAATCTCTGGAATTTAGCAGAACAAGCATCAAATGATATTGCATTAATTAGCTAACAGAAACTTATACTTCCCCCTATAATATATATTATGGGGGGGTAATCTTTGGAGAATTAAATGGGAGATAAGATAGAAGGAAAATATGTAATATTTAAAAGCAGAAATGGTGTTAGACAATATTTGACAATTGACGAAAAGTGGGAAGAAGAAGTTAATGAGAGAACTGTACGATTCTTTGACATAGCAAAATGCTTTACAGAAGCCAAAAAGTGTAACGGATATGTAAAGGGTTTAGCTGAATAAACAGCTAGAATGAAACAAACAAAATTTTATAGTTTTTTAGAAAGTGTAACAAATATAACAGTAGGAATGGGAGTCAATCTCATTGCCCAAGTAATTATCTTCCCTTTGTTTAGCATACATGTATCACTTGTTAGTAATTTTAAAATTGCTGCCTGCTTCACTATAATTTCTCTTGTTAGAAGTTATTGTATAAGAAGGTGGTTCGCAAATTAATTAGAAAGGAAAAAGTCATGGTAGCTATTAACAAAACAACAGACCGGATGGAGCCCATCACTTGCTTCTTACCAAGGGATATAATTGATGCCCTAGATAAGTTAGCAATTCAAGATGATGAAAAAAATCGTTCAGACTTAATACGTATTGCAATAAAAAAGTTCATAGCAAAAAAACTTGCAAAAATTAAGTAATTCTAACTTTTTAAAAAAGGAGAATCAAATGAAGAACGTACTACTAGCCATAGTTGTATTTGCTATAATTAATCTAGTAATTCATGCTTCGTATAAAGCATTAATTCACGAATCAGAGAGTATCTCAAGCAAAGACATTATAGTTGAATATGAATGGACACCAAACGAAGTCAGAATTAATGGAGAATGGGTGCCTATATTAACTTATGTTGAGTAAGAAGATGACGCTAGCTAGCTTATAAAAGCTGACCATGGTTACCTATGAACATCATTAAAAAAGTGTCTCCAGCGCCATCTGGTGGCCTTGAATTGAGGAAAACTATAGCTAAAATGATATAATGATACCAGAAAGCCTAAATACTCAACTGCTAAAGCTTTCTCAAAAAGACTTGAAAGAGCTTAAAGCTAAAATAGACTTTTTACTTAAGCCTAGAAACCCCGACACTATAGAATCATTGTATATTGAGATTAATAATGTCATTCGAAAAAGAACACATAGTCAGGGTATTCCCTACGTAGTAGCAAAAAAAAGTTATCAGAAAAAGTTAGTAATTGCTACAAAGTTCATAGAAGAATTTCTTTCCCAAAAATATAATACTAGAACCCCTGTCATTAGACAAAAAACATTTTGGTTATTTAGTCAGTTAATTGCAGAGTTCTTACAAGAATGTTCACTCCCGATTACTATTGGCGGCATTCTCAATAACTATCAGAAGTTTCCTAGCTTGTTAGACAAAGCATTTCCCGACTATGGAACAAAAAACATACTAAAGTTTATTTTCAAAAAGAAGCAAAACTACAAATGAAAACATTACTACTTCTTGACTTCAATAATCTTTTATATAGAGGCTATTTTGCACTACCCAAGATGGAATTTGCAGGCAAAAGTACTCATGGTCTTTTAGGATTCATGCAACAATTATGTAATCTTATTAAAGAATTTCAAACAAATCATATTATTGCTTGTCTTGATGCTCCTCCGTATACAAGAAAAAAACTATATCCTGAGTACAAAGGAGATAGAAAAGATAGAGATAAAGATATGCTTAATGAAATCTTTGAAAATGTAGAGTATACAATAAAATTATTAGAAGTGCTAGATATTAAATATTGGAAGCATCAGGGACTTGAAGCAGATGATTTAATAGCTAACTGTTGCCAACAATACATAAATCATTATAATAGAATAGTTATAGTGAGTTCTGATGATGACTTATATCAACTGCTTTCAAACAAAGTCTTTATATATAAAAACAAAAAGCTATTAAACATGAACTGGTTTCTTGAACAATATAGTCTCTACCCCCGCAAATGGGCGAAGATAAAAGCTATTACAGGAAGTCATAATAATGTAGAGGGAATACACAAAGTTGGAATAAAAACAGCCATAAAATTAGTAAATGACAGTGAAAGATACAATCAACTTACAGCAGAACAGCAAGAATTAATAAAAAACAATTTGAAAATTATCAAGCTCCCCCTAGAATATTTAGCTACTCCATTTAGAATGGTAACTTTTAAGTTTAATGAAAGAAAACTATTACAATTCTTACCGCATTATGGAATAGAATTACAACCCTGGATGAGAAATGAATTAGAAAGATATAGATGAAAGATGAAATATTAAGTAATGTAGTACAAGAATATTTGTTATCTCTATTAGTATTTGATGATAAAGCTATACCTTTAATTGCTAGCAATGTCAAAATAAATTTGTTTGAATCATTTATTTTTAGAGACATAGCAACAGAAGCAATCTCATTTTATAATCAATTCAAGAAACCAGTTGGAATTCACCTTGATGATATTATTTTAAAAGATAAAGATACCAAAGTTAAGCCGTTATATGAAGAAGTTCTTAACAAACTAAAAGAACACATAAAAAGTATCAACAGAGATTATATTTTATCATTGCTGGGAAAGTTTATTCGTACTCAAACCCTAAAGACAAATATACTTAAGGCAGCAGAATTAGTAGAAAAAGAAGAGATTGATGAAGCTGAATTAGTATTAAATAATTGTAAAGCTAAACAAACAGAAATCTTTGATTCTGGAATTAAGTTCTGGAATTATAATGAGCTTAGTAATATATTTGAAACAACAGAAAATCATATACACTGTGGAATTAAAGAGTTAGATAGCATAGAAGCTTGCCCAGCCCCAAAAGAGTTACTTACATTTGTTGCATTATCAAGCCATGGAAAAACGTGGTTCATGACTCATTTAGCTAAATTTGCAATGTTACAAAGAAAGAATGTTGTACATATATCTTTAGAAATGTCTGAAGAAAGGCTAGCAATAAGATATGTACAAAGCCTGTTTAGTGTAGCTAAAAATAATGAATTATGTTCTAGTCCATTCTTTAAAAAAGATGAATATGGAGGATTAGATGATTTAAAGTTTGATAATATAAAGCCTGACTTAACTCTACATAATCCTAACATCACTAAAATTGTAAAAGAAAGGCTATCAAAACTAAAGAAAAAAACTTTGATTGTTAAAGAATTTCCTACTTCTGCTCTTACTATAATTCAGCTAAAAGCATATCTAGAAAACCTGATTAGTTTATGTAGCTTTGTACCTGATTTAATATTAGTTGATGACCCAGATAATATGAAATTAGATTCTAATAATCTTAGAATAGAAATTGGGAATATGTATAAACAGTTGCGTGGAATAGCTATTGAATATAATTGTGCAATGGTAGCTGTAAGCCAAATTAATAGAGCCGGTGCAACTGCTCGCTGGATTAATGAGAAATATTTATCAGAAGACTTTAGCAAATTATTTACAAGTGATATTCTAATCTCTTATAATCAAACTCAGTATGAATATGAGCATGGACTAGCCAGATTATTAGTAATAAAAAATAGAAACCAAAGAAAGGGGGATAAAATACTTATATCTCAAAACTATAATATCGGACAATTTTGCATAGACAGTGTTAAACTAGGAAGAAACTATTGGAATATCATCGGAGAGGGTAACGAAGAATGATTTCTAAAAAAGCTGTGAAAGATTTCTTAGCAGAACAAAAGCTACAAAACTTAACGTGGATAAAAAAGTTGCGTAGAGCCAAGTTAAGAGAATTAGCAAAAAAGTATAAGCTAAAATTTTATAATCCATCATACAAACACCAGATAGCATCAACAATTTTAGGAGTAAAGCATAATCATCTTTTATTATTTCTTGACATGGGATTGGGTAAAACTAAAATTGTGCTTGATATTATAATGCATAGGAAAGCAAATAAACAAATAAAGAAAACACTAATATTAGTTCCTAACGTAATATCTATCAACTCATGGGGAGATGAAGTAAAGAAACACTCTAATCTTATTTGTATAGAATTATATGGAACTAAAACAGAACGATTAGATAAACTTAAAAATGCTGGTGACATTTACATTTTAAACTATGGAGGGTTACAATCATTATTAGCTACAGCAAAAGGAGGAAAAAAAGTTGTTGATAAAGACATAAGCTGGTTCTCTAATATGTTTGATTTAATAGTTTGGGATGAAATACATTCATCAGGCTGTAAAAATAGAAAAACATTAACGTGGAAAATAAGCAATCAGTTATCTAAAAAAGTCAAGTATAGATATGGATTAACAGGAACTCCCTTTGGCAAAAATCCTATAGACTTGTGGGCGCAATTTTTTTTAATAGACAGGGGAGAAGCACTAAGCTCAGCCATAAGTTTATATAGAGAAGCATTCTTCACTCAAAAATATAATCCGTTTACATATAATGATTGGGTTTTCAACCCTAAAAGGGAAGGCATACTTAATAAAAAAATATTACACAGCTCAATACGTTATGCAGAATCAGAAGCTCTAGATTTGCCTGATAAAGTTTATATTAAATACAAAATGAAATTCCCAGAAGAGAATTTTAAATATCATAGGATAGTAGTTGAAAGGCTAATTGAAGACCTCAAAACTAAAAACTTACAAAAGATAGAGAATACTTTTATGGCGTTAAGACAAATATCAGCAGGCTTTTTAAAAGTTAAGCATGAAGATGAAGAAGAAGCTACAATTATAGATTTCAAAAACAATCCTAAATTAAATGCAATAGAAGAATTATTATTAGAAATACCCGAAGATGAAAAGATAGTAATCTTTAATGAGTTTATAAAAAGTGGAGATATGATTAGTGAAACCTTAGAAAAGATAAATATTAATTATGTAAGGCTATACTCTAAAACAAAAGATAAAGAGCTAGCTAAAGATACATTCTTAAATAATCCAGAGTGTAGAGTATTTTTAGCTAATTCACAAAGTGCAGCGCTAGCATTGAACTTACAATTGTCTAGATATTGTATATTTTATGAAAGCCCAGTGTCGCCGATTGTTAGACAACAAGCAGAAAAAAGAGTTCACAGAGCAGGAAGTAAAAAAAGAGTTTTCTACTATGACTTAATAATAAAACAAAGCATTGATGCTAAAATACTAAAATATATAAAAGAGGGAGAAGACTTATTTAATGCACTAATTGAAAATAAAGTTGACTTAAGAAACTAATGATAGATATCTTAAAATTGTTAGAAGATAATAATATTGACTATGTAACAGAGGGAAAAAATACTAAGAGAGGTGAAGTTTCAGTTTGCTGTCCTTTCTGCCCTGACGACCCGTCTTATCACATGGGAATTAATCTTGACACAGGAGTTTATGGATGTTGGAGAAATTCTCAACATAGAAGTAAACACTTACCAATTTTGCTTGCTAAATTAATTAATTGTTCAAGACAACAAGCAGAACAATTATATAAAGCAGAGTTACCAATACTTGATAATTTCTCTACTAAAATTGATAAAGTATTTTCTAACAAAAAAGATGAAGATTTAGTTAAAAATAAAAGCCCAATAAAATTATTACCTTCATTTAGACAAATAAAGAAAGTAGGAACTAAGCACTTATTTTGGAACTATTTAGTTTATAGGGGATTAAGTAACCCACAAGACATAATTGATAGATATAATATTAAATGCTGCCTTGCTGGCAATTGGAAGAATAGATTAATATTTCCCATGTATCTTAATAAAATGTTAGTAACGTGGTCTTCTCGTCTTATCACAGGCAGCCAAATGAAGTATAAAGACTTAGGAATTGATGAGTCAATAGTACCGCCAAAGAGACTATTATATGACATAGACAACCTTACACTAGGAGGAAAAGCATTATTCATTACAGAAGGAGTATTTGACTGTTTTAAGCTTAGACACTATCTACCCCCGCAGTATCAAGTCACATGTGTTTTCACTAAAAGTATCACAAGTGAACAAATCATTATGCTATCTTCATTAAAAAATAAGTATAAGCAACTTTTTATATTATTAGATAATGATGCTAGTGTACAATCCATACAGCTTAAACATCATTTAGCTTTTATCACAAACTTAAGCATAAAATTTTTGCCAAAGGGAGTGAAAGACCCAGGCGAGATGAAAGAAAAAGATGTTTTAAAGCTAACACACTAAACAACTTATAACAAATCGTAACTTTCAATAGAGAATCTATCACTAACAAACTTTAGAAAAAGATGTTTTAAAGCTAACACACTAAACAACTTATAACAAATCGTAACTTTCAATAGAGAATCTATCACTAACAAACTTTAGAAAAAGATGTTTTAAAGCTAACACACTAAACAACTTATAACAAATCGTAACTTTCAATAGAGAATCTATCACTAACAAACTTTAGAAAAAGATGTTTTAAAGCTAACACACTAAACAACTTATAACATCTTTAAAAATAGTGAGTGTCTTTAATACATTTAAAAACAAACTTTAGAAAAAAACTTTCATTTTTAAGTAGTTATACTGTAACACTTTATAAACTATTTTCTAAAAAAGAAATTTTTCTATTCCAGAAGGTAATATATTATAATATAATACACTCATAATTAATACTCACCTTTACTAAGGAGAAGAAAGATGGAAAGCCTATTTCAAAGATATCAAGAAAGTAAGGAAGCAAGTAAGAATATTGGAGAAGTTATTAATATTCTTAAAGACAATCACACTACTGAACATCTTCAGAATCAGCCTTCTCTGAAAAATGCACTTAGAGTTCTTGAAATTCATAAAGAGAGTAAAGATGAGTTAGCAGACTCTCTTAAAGAAACACTTCACGGAGACGTTAGTATTAAGTCTCTTTTATTTAGCTAATTTTTTAACTTTTAGGAAGGAGAATCAAATGGAATATTTAGCTTATAATATTAATGGTAAAGGAACAAAGCTGGACAGAATAGAGGACGGCTTAAATAAGCAAGCAGTAAGTTTTCTGAAGTTCCTCAGAAAAAATCCGGTTGAAATAAGTAAAACAAATTCTATAGGATTTTTAGAACACCATCTTGGCTCTATGAAAACAGCAGCATGGTATAATGGTAGAGAACGAGGATTTAGTATACTTTTCAGGAGTTTAGAAAAGGGAGAAACATTAGTTATAACAGTTGCTGAACACAGAACTGGAGAAGACCTAGTTATTGACCACTGGAAAACGAAAAAAATATTCTTAAATCCGCCAACAATTAATGATTTTCCAGAGGAAGCATATTCAAATAGAATATATATCGGCTTTAAAATGTTTGAAGAAGCAAGAAAAGTAATAGTAAAGCTATTAAATGGAAAGCCTATCAAACATAAAGAGGAAGTAGTTCACTTAATTCCTTGTTAATTTTAATAGTTTTTAATCTTAAAGGAGAATCAAATGAAAGATTTAATTAAGTATATTAAAGCAGAAAATGCAAAGACAGAAAAGTGGGTAGCAGAAAACCCAAAAGAACGCTTCGCATCAACGTGGACTGAAGATGAAAGCTATTGGAAAGAAGTTGGAGTTACTACAGTTGAAGAGTTTAAAAGACACAATTTAATTGAGAGCATTTGGGACTTGTTCAAAGAAGTTAACGGAATAAGACCCAGACATGTTGATTTTGATAACATGTCAAACGATGAACTAGAAAATATGATTGATGGGTTATTAACACATGATGAATAATTTTATTCTATTAATGTTCAACTATTTTAAAAAAGGAGATGAGAAGATGACAATGACCAAATGTAAGTGTGGTTACTGTAATAAGACTTATAACGAGGAGAACCATAAATGGTGTGCTGGGCATGGTTGTAGTTTTTATTGCTCCAGAGAATGTTGTATCAGGGCATGGGAGAGACAAGGGGATACCAGAGAGGCTGCTCCACCGTGTCCTTGTTATTAAATTTTTTAAACACAGAAAAAGGAGAATCAAATGGGGTATCGTATAGAAGAATTAGAAGCAAAAGTAAATCATAAGCTTAAAGAACTTGGGGTAGATGTTAAGATAGAAACTGCAATAGAACCTTTTAACCATAAGAGAGAAGCAATTGATGTATTTCAAACTTTAGGCACAATAGAAATAAACACCAGTACTCTGGGACTAATGAGTCCCCTATTTATTGATGCTGTAATAGAAATTGATGCTAAAGTAAATGTTAAACAACAATATGCAAGAATACTTTTTCACTATCGTTGGGAACATCCTTCTGGCAGGAACGGCTACAGACTAGAACATTTCTTCAACAATGGTTTTTGGGTAACTTACGGACTATAAGAATTTGCTTTTATTAGTTTACTTTATGCTAACTTTTAACACAGGAGATAAGTTATGTATGAGACACATTATTTAGCAGGAGCTCTTGATAGAGCACAAAACAAAAATTGTGACTTACCTAATACTATACCCGATATCAATGCATTCAACGGATATATTGACGGCTATCAAGGCCACCCATATAATCCACCCAAAAGTCCGACACTTTTAATAGAGAAATTAAGAGATGCAGGGATGAAGTTCATTACATAAGATGACGCTGGCTAGCTTATAAAAGCTGACCATGGTTACCTATGAACATCATTAAAAAAGTGTCTCCAGCGTCATCTGGCGACCTTGAATTGAGGAAAAAGTCATAGTTATAGTCAAAACTTTAAAAAGGGGGTCTTATGTCAAACATAAAGCTTATTGGCACTTTTAATAGAAAAAGACAAATAAAAGATATGAAAATGGGAGAGGAAGGTTATACTCTTCCTTGGGCGTACAATCTTGAAACAGGAGTACTAAATAAAAGATATCCCGTATCAAGCAATAAAAAGGGCAACATGGAAATGAAAATTGTCCGTATCAATGTTGCTGGATATGAGTACAGCTTATATCCTCCAGAGGACTTTTAATCAAATTATAAGTGTTATATAAAAGCTCTCAAAAAAAAATATATTTTCTTGTATACGCCCACATCAGATTATGGTATAATATATTATAATAAATTATATTATTACGTTTTTGTTCTTTGACAATTTAATAGTTTAGCTAAACATTTCACTTTCAGGGAATTGGAGAGAGAAATGGATATAGAAGAGAAACGAGAAATCATAATTGATTACTTGAAAGGCTTAACTCATTATCTTGTTATTTCAAATGGCAATGGTTGGGGTAAAGCAAAAGATTTAAAAACCGCGATTAAGTATGCCGCAAGTAATTCTTCTGGCAATAATCTAAAATATGCTGTGTATAAAGCATACAAAGATACTTATATTGACGAGATAGACGGGGCAATTATCTGTCCATCAGGTTGTGAATTAGCAGTTAGAATAGGGATATTTAATGTACGCGGTGTAATTCAAAAAGAAGAAGAGAAATAATTTTAACCTTAAAATTGCTGAAATGAAATGTTTAGTACTTTAACTTAATCTTTTAAAAGGAGAATCGATGAAAATTAAAATTCTAGACAAGAAGAAAAAGTTCTCTGCTATGGAGAAAAAGTTTTATCGTAGGCTAGTCAAAGAAGAGATTAAGAAAAAGGGAGACCACTTATTATGGTCTAGAAAAGGGACATTTGTTGTCGAGCTTAATCGCTCAAAGAAACACTTAACGGGATACGCCCGCTATGATGCTCCTTTTATATGGCTTCGGCTTCCCCCAGGCATTTTATGTCATGAAGAAGTAGTTCATCTTATTAAACATGAAGTGGAACATTGTTATGGCTTACGACACAAAGATGGAATGGACAGATGGCCTTGCTATTGTAAAGTCAAAGGCTATTCACATATATGGGAAAGAAATAACAAAGTAGTAAGCAAAGCATAAGTTTAACTAAAATTTTATAAAAACTTTCATTTTTAAGTAGTTATACTGTAACACTTATAAACTATTTTCAGAAAAGAGACATTTTCTTGTTTACGTAATGATATATTATATTATAATACATACATAATTAACATCTACTATTTTTTAACTTTTTGTCATAGGAGGAGAATCAGATGGAAAAGCCTAAAATGAAAGTAGGAAGTGTAGTAAAAGATTATAATGATTGCAAATATGAAGTTCTTAAAATTGCAGAGTTCAAAAATTTCTATAGTAACAAACTTTATGAATATGACAGCACAGGAGGGGGACAAGAAATGTATGATGATTATGATGATTACGGCGATGAATGGTGGTTCGTTGCTGTGGTAAGTAGAGGCGAGGAAGATTATGGAACGGAGTATGTCTTTGGAGTATCGCCTCAATCAAACAGATTGGGAGAATAATTTTATTTTACTTTTAATTTTTTAATGTAATAAGAAAAAGAGAGGGGGTGAGAAATAAATGGTAAATAGTCCAAGCGAGGCTGAAGTTGGAATAGAGGGACTTTGTGAAGATAAGATTTATATATTATTCAAAGCGGACAACACCGTAGTAAGAGTCGGACAAAATTTATTTCGTCATAAGAGAATTTGTAAAAGGAGACGAGGTTATGGATAAGGAAAGATTATTTGTGTGGTTAGTTTATTCACCTGATGAAGATTTATATTATGCTGAAATCTGTAACAAGCAAGGTCATGATATTGATACAGAGGGAGTGCTTACCACATACCCCTCGCAAGCAGCATTGTCACAGGCAGTGAATAATTTTGCAAAAAAGAAAGGCTACCACTTAACCTTAATGAATGGTGGACATACAAAGATATTAGACGGTTGAGGGTACTGTCATACAAAGGGGAGTTATTAAGGAGGAGAAGAGATAGAATTATTACAAAACTAGAAAGGAGAATAATATGACTATTAAGCAAGAACATTTATCTTTCTTAGACGAGTTAAGGGAGTCAGGGGTAACAAACATGTTTGGGGCAGGTCAATACATTCAAAAAGAATTTAATGTAGATAAAGAATCTGCTAAAAAGATACTTCTACACTGGATGGACAACTTTAATGTAACAGGAACTAAATTGAAAGGAAAAAGCTATGATTCATGAAGAAGTTCAACTTGAAAGAGTTAATGAAAAAATAGATAGATTAGAAACACTAATCTATCTTAATAGTTCTGCTAAGCAGATATCTCTTTTAAAAAAGAAGCTTACTAAAGAAATGAAGAGAAGAGATAGATTAAAAGAGTTGATATATCATTAACTAACCTTCCCCCAAGGAGAAAGATTAGTATATTATAGTAAGTTATTTAAGTTTCTGTAAAAAAAAAATAATAATTTTTAATAAGGAGAGTCAAATGACTAGAAATGATATGTACTATCTAAAAAAAGTAGCAAGTATTTATTCAAAAAAACTTCCAGCTTATTCAATTTTATGCTATAATGATTTATATCAGGAAGGCTATTTAGTTCTAATACATTGTCGCAAAGCTTATAATCCAAACATGAGAGCTAAGTATACAACATACTTTATTCATTGCTTAAAACTTGTTTTAGCTGGGATGATAGCTAAAGAAGCTAAACTATCTTATTCTAAAAAAAGCTATCAAGACAATATATCAAATAATTCAGCTCAGAAAGATACTTCTTTAGACTTGATTGAAGCAATTGATTCTTTATCTAAACTATTAAATTCAGAAGCAAAAGCAGTGCTAAGAGCTTTTACTGATTTTCCAAAAGTATTTTCCCCCATAAGATTTAATAATGGTAGAATAAAAAATGAACGAGCAATTATAGCAAAACACTTAGACATTCCACAGCATCGGGTCACAACACACTTAAGAAACATCAAGCTAGTTTTAGAAAAAGGATTGTAAGCAGAGGTTGCTGGCTGACCTATAAAAGCTGACCATGGTTACCTATGAACATCATTAAAAAAGTGTCTCTAACGTCGTCTATGGAGCTAGAATAATTCAAATTTTGTAAGATATAGTTAAAATATGAGATTTTCACACTTACATTTCCACACAGACAATTCACTACAAGATGGTATGATATCGTCAGAAAAAGCAATACAGAAAGCAGTAGAATTAAGCCAAAGAGCCTTAGCAATAACTGACCATGGTAACATTAATGGAGCTTACTCTTTTCACACTACAGCGATTAAGAACAACATACTCCCCATCATAGGAGTTGAACTATATGTTATTAAAGATAAAGCAGAACAAATTAGAAAGTCAGTTGACAGAGATGAAAGGCATATTGTTTTGTTGGCTAAAAATACTGCAGGCTTCTATAAGATATTAGAGCTTGTAAATGATAGCCATCAAAACTTTTATTACAAACCCCATACAGACTTAGAAACAATAAAGCGAGTGTGTAAGGGTTCAAATGACATATTTGCTTTAACAGCTTGTATTGGGGGAATAGTTTGTAAAGACATACTAAATAATGAGATAAGACAAGCTGAAGACAAAATTTTAGAGCTTAAGTCTATTTTTAGTAGCAATCTGTATTTAGAAGTTATGCCACACATGCATTGGAAACAAGAAAATGTGAATAGAGAATTAGTTAGAATGGGAAAAGAATTGGGAGTACCCCTAGTTGCTACAAATGATGTGCACTACTTAGAGAAATCTCATAACAAATTATATGATTACATGCGACTTTTAACTTTTAATAAGACTGTTAAAGATAAAGACGCAGAAAAGTTTAAATCTGACTTTCGAGAATTATATTTTAAAAGTCATAGCCAGATGCTATATACATTTTGTTTGCAAAATATTTTATCAGATAATGAGATAAAAGAAGCAATGGATAATGTAGAACATATAGTTGATTCTTGTGAAGCAATAGAATTTAATAAACAATCAAAGTTTGCTGGTCTTTATACTGATAGTCATAAAATATTGTGTGAAGCTGTAGACAAAAATTTTGAAGCTTTAGGTTTAAATAAAAGAAGCAGATACAAAAGAAGATTAAACTTAGAATTAGACTTAATTATGAAGAAACAATTTTCTGAATACTTCTTAGTTATGTATAAACTAATACAGCATTGTAAGAAGTATTCTTTAATAGTAGGCTTAGGAAGAGGCTCTGCAGCAGGAAGTTTAGTGTCTTATGTATTAGGTATTACTAAGCTAGACCCGATAAAATTTAACTTAATTTTTGAAAGATTCTTAAATGAAGATAGAAAAGAGTTTCCTGATATTGATACTGACTTTGGTACAGAAGATAGAAAAAAAGTAAAAGAATATTTAAAAAAAGAGTATGGAGAAAATAATGTATACGATATAGGCACGTTCTCTACATATCAAATAAAAGCTATTGTTAGAGACTTACACAGAGTATTAGACTTGAATGACAAAAGCTTATTAGCTGAAGTAGCACAAATAAAAGATTTTGATAACTTAAATAGCTTTAAATATCTTAAAGAAAAGTACCCAGATGTTTTTGAATATACAAAATTGCTGCTAGACAATAGAAGGCACGTATCTAAGCATGCAGCAGGCGTTATTATTTCTAACAAAAATATTAATGAATACATTCCTATAATAAGAGCTGGTTCAGATACATACGTAACTGGGTTTATAGAAGCGACAGGGCGAGTTATGATGCCAGAGCTTTCCAGCCTTGGGTTTATTAAATTTGACTTATTAGGGTTACGTAACTTAACAATCATAAAAGAATGTCTTGGCTATCTTAATACAACTTTAGACGAATTTAATATTTTTAGCAAGCTAGAAGATAAAAAAGTGCTTGATGAATTTACAGCAGGACATACAAAGGGAGTTTTTCAGTTTGAATCTCCCCCAATGAGAGATATATTAAAAAGGCTACGTATAGATTCAGTAGAAGACTTAATAGCTACTTGCGCATTACACAGGCCTGGGCCAATTGAGTCTGGAATGATTGAAAAGTATATAAAGCACAAACATAGCAACTATATTGATAGTTCTATTATTGGGAAAGTGCTTAAAAATACTTATGGACAAATTGTATATCAAGAACAAATCATGCAGCTAGCTCAAAAATTAGCAAAATATTCTCTTACAGAAGCTGATGAACTAAGGAAAATGATTACTAAATTTAAAACTACTGACAAATTTGTAATGCCTGAATTTGTAGAAATTATTAAGAGGCATGAAATAAGATTTCTAAGGGGAGCTGAGTCCAGCGGGTTACAAACAAAAGAGGTCAAAAAACTTTGGAAAGATATATGTGAATTTGCAAAGTATAGTTTCAATCGGAGTCATTCTGCAAGCTACGCTATTACTGGATATTTAACAATGTACTTAAAAGTACATCACCCTCTTGAATATATGGCTGCAATTCTTAATAATTCAGATGATGATAAAGTTCACATGTATCTTTCTGAAGTTGAAAGATTAGGATATAAAATATTGCCTGTTGATATTAACTATTCACAAGCAAATTATTCTATTGATAAAAAGCACAATGGAATTCGGTCAGGCTTAATTTTATGTAAAGGCATAGCTGAAAAAACAGCTAATAAAATAATCAGCCAACGTCCGTTTAAAGACTTTAATAATTTTAAAGAAAAGTGTGGAGAAGCAATATCTAAAAAAATCAAAAAGCATACTTACTTCTCTGAGATAAGCACATTAAAAGAGTTGAACAAAACACTACAAGCTTGTAAAGATTGTAAAAACTATACTTTAAACAAAAGAGATGTTGTACTGGGAGATAGAAATAATATTATGATAATAGCACAATCACCTAACGGTGATGGAATTTATTATGAAGCTCCATTCGGACTCAATCTTAAAAAAGGGTATAGAACGTCCGGAATACATTTGTATCGAGCTTTAAATATGGTAGGATTAAAATTTAAAAAAGACTTTTGTATCACTAATACAATTAAATGTGCAACGGATAATATTCCCAAAGAAAATATAGAAAATTGTAGAAAATATTTAGTGAAAGAAATAGAAATCATACAACCCAAGCTTATAATTGCTCTTGGCACTGTTGCAATGAGAGCACTAAATGATCCTGTAACAAGAGGAAATATGATTGAGCTAGCTAATGGAATAAAAGTAATTGGTAACTGGCATCCCGCTTATGTTGCTAGAGACGTTACTAGACAAAAAGACTTTTTTAATAACTTTACAAACTTTAGAAAAGAGATTATAAATGCTAGATAAAGTAAAACATAAAGCAAAAGTGCTAGCTGCATTTATTAAACGAAATGATATATTCCCCCTATCAGTACAACTAAATTTAACTAATAAGTGTATTTGTAAATGCAACATGTGTTTTAAGCGCACATGGCCACAAGAAGAAATGACAATGAAAACGTTTTCAAGCTTATTAAATTATCTTATAGTCTGTGGAACTCAAACAATTGTCTTATCGGGAGGAGAACCCTTCTTACACCCTAAAATTAATGAGATATGTGAGCAAATACATAATAGTAAGATAAAGTACGGAATAATTACATCAGGACAATGGAGCAATAAATTATCTCTACAAAAATGTACTTTAGAGAATGCTAAGTGGATTAGATTTTCTATTGATTCAATATATCCTGATACTTATTATAAAATTAGGCAAGCAAAACTTGACGTAGCTTTATCTAACTTAAACTTTGTTGCTAAAGAAAACAAAAATGTTAGAGTAAATATTACAAAGCAAACATTAAATTATCAAGAAATAGAGAATATTGTCAAATATTTTAACAATATAAATATTGAGACTAAAATATATAATGCCTATGGAGATGAGCCTCTTAGTCAACGCGTATGTTATATGAAAAAATTCTCTAAATCTACAAATTGTTACGTTATAAACTTTCATTGCATAATAGACCCGAGTGGGAACCTTTATCCATGCTGTCACACATATCATGATAATGAGAAGTGGAATAAAAATATACACAAGCAGTGGGAGTACAATGATATCTTCGGTTACACAAGAGATAAGGGTATCTTTTTTAGTAATATAAGAGCTAGCGCCATGTATAAAACACTAACTTCTAAAAAAGCAGAAGAGTGTAAGTATTGTAACAGATATGATGAACTTAATATTGAAATAGAAAAAGAGCTTATGTTAAAAGAAAGAGAAATATTTATATGAATATTTTAGTTTGGCCACAATACTCAATGAGAAGCTACATAACTAATCTTTGGTTACTAGAAAAAGATGCTAATTTTAAATTAATGAAGTACTTTACAAAGATAGTAAAAGCAGCTATTCCTAATGCTAATATTTATTTAGTAATACCTCACAGAAAAACTATAAATTACATTCCAGATTTTGGATTAGATAGCTGTACTGGCAGCCAAAGATACCCTTATCATATTGCTGTCAAGCATGCTTATAATGCTGGTAGCCAAAGATATAACTTTGATTATGATGAAATGGCTACTATTGTTAACAAGCGTAAGATTGATACTATTTTATGTCCTATAGAAAAAGCTTCTTACTTTAGACAAATAAGTGATGACATTAGAATTGTTTCATTCATACATTATCTTGATATTTATACTAATAAGTGCTCAAGTATATTTTTGAGAGATTTAGACGGCGCAAACAAATCTGATTTAGTTTATTTTAACACAGAAAAAAATAGAGAAAGCTTTTCAAATTATTTAGGATTAAATAATTGTGAGCACCATAAAGTTCTTGACGTATTTTATTCTGAAGCAGAGTTAAGTAAGTACAAAACTAATAATAAGTTTCCCAGACAAACAATATTATATCTTACTAGACTATCTGATTTAGCTAGAACAAAATCAGACTCATTTCTAAGAATTGCAGATAAACTAATTCAAGCCTATAAAGATAAATATAGCATAATAGTTACAGACCCAAACTATAGTAGCACAATAAAAATAAACAGCCAAATTACAAAAATAGATTTATGCGGAGGGCCTATGTATAAGTTTATGGCACAAAGCCATATCATTCCTGTCATGTATGATTTAAGAAAATGGGCGTCAGTTGGCATAATAGAAGCTGCTTATTTAGGAGCTAAACCTATTTTCTATAATGGCTTTTCTGAATTCTACTCTGACTTGCTTACAGGAAAAGCTAATGTTGAATTAAATGTTGAAAAGAAAAGCTTAGAATATAATAAAGAAAGAATAATCAAAGAACTAAAGGAGGTGAAAATATGTTAGATATACTTGACATGAAGCTTACACAGTTACTTTTTAACAGGCAATTATTAAGAGATGTTGGGTTAGATATAGATAACTTGACTGAAAAAGAGCAAAATGATTTATGTGTTAAAATGGTTACTCATATTACAGAAGAGTGCCATGAAGTGTTGAGAGAACTAAACTGGAAAATTCATAAGCCAAATACATTCAAACCTCTTAATAAAGATAAAATACTAGAAGAGCTTGTAGATATAACCAAGTTTTTAGTTAATTTCTTAGTCTATTTAGATATTCAAGTTGAAGATTTTGAAACTACGTGGAAGACAAAATCAAAATTAGTTGAACAAAAATATTCAATTGAAAGAAGCAAAAGTTTATAATAGTAAGCTATCTGTGTAGAGAAAAAAGTATGATAGTAATTTTTGAGGGTATAGATGGAGCGGGGAAATCAACTTTAATAAAACATTTGTTAGCTGAAACAGATGAATTTTCCCTTTACACAAAAGAGAAGCCTAGAAGTTACGGCTTAGAGTATCGTCACGTAGTAATGGGGGAATATTTAAGCTTTGCAAAATTAGCTAAGCATATAAAAAGAAATTTATTTATTGATAGGTTCCACTTATCAGAAGCAGTGTATGCTACTGCATTAGAAGAAAAGTATAGTACAGAATATATAAAAGAGATAGACAAAGAACTTTTTAAAGCCGGAGCTATTTTAATATATTGTGCTGCTAACAAAGAGAAGATATTAGCTAGAAAAAAAGATGACACTACAAATCATTTGTTAGAAAATATTGATACATATTTAAAGCTATATGCAAACGTAGTTGCACAATCTAAACTAAGTAAACATTATATAGACACTAGCAAATCATTAGAAAGTTGCTTATACACATTAAGAAGAATCATTTTTAAAAGAGAAGATTGGAATTCATATTTTATGAATATAGCATTTGAAATAAAAAGCAGAAGCACATGTGCTCGTAGAAAAGTGGGAGCAGTACTAGTAAAAGATAAGATGATTATTTCTACGGGATATAATGGTTCTGTTCGTGGAATAGAAAATTGCATGTACTTAGACAAATGTATTAGAGAAGAAAAAAATATTGTATCTGGAAAAAATGTAGACTTCACTATGGCTAGTCATGCAGAAATGAATGTTATTGCACAAGCTGCACGAATGGGGATAAACATATCTCATTCTGAGATATATATTACAAACTTTCCTTGTTCTACATGTTTAAAAGCATTGTATCAAGCTAAAGTAAGCAAAATTTATTGGAGAGATGAGTACAACGATAATTTTAGCCATAAATTAGCAGAAACTATAGGAATGACTAATATACGAATATGATTTCAAATAAATTAAAAATGAAGAAAGAGATGATACATTTAATGGTAGGTAATAATTGGGACACAAAACTTTTAGCTGGATTTTATATCTTAAATGAAAAGTATAAAAAGAATAATATTAAAGTCTCAGAAATATATGGAAGCTTGCTTGATAATCCAATAGGGACTGCAAGACCAAACTATAGAGTTCAAGATAAAAGTTTATCATATTTCGAAATGTTTATAAAGTCTGCTAAAAGAATGGGAATTGACATAAACTATACTATTAATACTCCCTGTTTTGGCTCTTTACAAAACTTAAAAGAAAAAGAAACAGAGATAATTGATTTCTTACAGTATCTTGAAAATGTTGGTATTCGTAGGGTTACTTTATCTCACCCATTATTAATTGATTTTGTAAATAAATATACAAAGCTGCAAATAGAATTATCAACTATATATGAAATTGACAATATACAAGCTTTAAATTATTTTGAAGAAAAAATTGATAAAGTGTGTATGAAAATAGCTAAAAATAGAGATTTTAAATTTCTAAAAACATTTCAAGAAGAAGCTGTAAGCAAAGGAATAACTGTAGAATTATTAGCTAATGAATTTTGTTATATATATTGTGTAGATAGAACTCAATGCTATTTATTACATGGACATACTAAAGAAAAAAATAAGTTATACGGCTTCTATCCTATGGGAAAGTGTATAAGCAAAAGGTATCAAGAGCCTGTTGAATGGATAAAAGCACCCTTTATCTTACCACAATGGATGAGCTTCTACCAAGAAAACGTGAATATTAATCACTTTAAAATAACAGGTAGGACTCATCCAACTAAATATATATTATGGGTTACAGAACAATATATGAAAAAAGTGTTTTGTGGTAATCTTTTAGAATTATGGGCGCATTTAGAAAATATTGGTAAAGAAGAAGGAGATTACTCTGCTCCACAATATACTATAGACATTAATAAGTCTAAGCTTTTACACAACAAAAATAACTTTTTGGACATGTTAAGTTCTAACTCTATTGATTGTGCAATTGATTGTGGTTATAAATGTATATTATGTAATACAGTAATATCTGAAAAAGATGTCTTACAGAAACTTAAATAACTTACTATAATATTTAAAAGGAGCAAAAACATAATGTTTACATTACAAAATTTAGCTATTGTTACTACTGGAATTGTGCTTAGTTATATAGTAACGCGATTAATATTTACAGCTTATTTTAAATCAAGAGACGAATATTGGAAAGAGAGGGAAGATTATGAGAAAAAAGAATGAGAGAAAGAAAAAGTTTAAGTATAATCCTAGAACAGAAGACCAAGTAAAGAAACGGTCTCAGCAAGCAAGTACTAATCGAGATACTTACTTAAATAGAGAGTACTCTCTATTTAAACCTCAGCCAAATAATAATTGTATCAGAATACTACCTGCAACTTCTGAAGATGCTCAACACTATGGAATAGACATATTTATACATAATAACATTGGGGCAGATAATTCTGCTTATTTATGCAGAAAAGCAATGTTAGATGAACATTGTACTATTTGTGAAGAAAAGAAAGAAGCAGAAAGTGAAGGGGATGTAGATTATGCTAAAGAGTTAAGAGTCACTAAAAGAGTTTTAGTCTGGCTTATTAATAGAGATGAAGAGAAAGAAGGAGTTAGGCTATGGGCGATGCCATGGACTATTGATAGGGACATATCTAAACTTTCTATTGATAAAAGGGGTGGGGGAGTACTTAATATTGATAATCCAGATGAAGGATATGATGTAGAATTTGAATATGAAGCTCCCACCCAAGGGTCTCCCGGGAAATACAGTGCAATTTCTATTGCTCGCAATAAGTCAGAACTAGGAAAAGAAGACTGGTTAGATTTTGCAATAGAAAATCCGCTAGAAGATTGTTTAGTATACTTTGAAGATGACTATATTAAGAGTGTTCATCATTGTAAAGAAGATGAAAAAGAACAAGAAGATGAAAAAGAACAAGAAGATGAAAAGAAAGATGAAAAAGAGATTGAGAAAGAAGAAAGAGAAGTCACTGCAAATAGCAAGTATAATAAAAAAGATATTGAAAATATGATGCGTAGCGAACTTGAAAGTTTAGCAGAGTCTTTAGGATTTGATGAAAAAGAAATTAAGGATTGTAAAACAGCTCAATTAAGAAAAGAATTATGTGAAGAGCTTGAGTTAGAAGAGTCTCCTGAAGAAAGAGCTAAGAGGCTTGATAGTGAATAAAGAACTAAAATTTGAAAAAGATATAGAAATTAATGAGTATAGCTTGGGCACAGATTGGAACAATCAGCCTATCTTATTTATGTCTTACTCACGAGTGCTAGCCGATACTATTCTAAAGAGAGACAAGAAAAAAATTGAGATTGATGTTTACAGAGCAGAGCTAGATTTAAAGATAAGAGATAATCCAGAAAGGCATGGACTATCTAAAATTACAGAAAGTGCAGTTACAAGTTCAATAGCTATAGAGCCTAAGTATCAAAGCTTAATAGAAGAACTTTTATCTTTAAATCATGAAGTAAAAATATTAGAGGGTGCAATTAAAGCTTTTGAACATAGAAAGAAAGCTTTAGAATGTAAAGTACAGCTATTTATTTCTGGATATAATGCTACTCCAAAAGAACATACTGAAGAAGAAAGTAGATTAGCTACTAAAGAGTTACGAAAGAGGATTAGTGATGAAAAAAAAGTTAGTAGAACAAATAAAAGATAATGTAAAGAAGCAAGTAATTCGGGATTGTAATACAAGAGTAGAATTCTTAGACACAGGTTCTACTTTATTAAATCTTGCGGCAAGTGGGAAAGGAAAAGCAGGAGGCTGGGCGCGTGGAAGGATTATTAATTTAGTTGGAGATGGCAGTAGTGGCAAAACCCTCTGCGCCTTAGAGGCGTGCGCCCAGTCTTTCTATCACATCAAAGAGAGGGGGTCCAAATTATTTTCAAGGCCTGAAAAAGTTTCAATTGTTTATAATAATAAAGAGGGAGTTATGGATTTTCCCCTCGAAGAAATGTATGGAGAAGAATTTGTTAATGGGGTGGTATGGATTCAATCTTCCACTTGTGAAGAATTTGGTAGAGATTACCAGAGACGAGTCAATTCTCTAAAAGATGGTCAGTTTTTATTATATGTAATAGACTCTCTTGATGCTCTTGATAGCTCAGCAGGAAGGAAAAGAGTAGAGAAATCTGTGAAAACAGACAAGGATATTGAGGGGACGTATGGAATGGAAAAAGCTAAGTACTTCTCTGCTGGCTTTTTTAGTCACTTATGTGATACAATGCAAGAGAAAGATGCTACATTAATTTGCATCTCTCAAGTAAGAGATAATATTAATGCCGGCATTTTTGGAGAAAAGCATAAGCGAGTTGGGGGAAAAGCGTTAGACTTTTATACGCATCAGGTTTGCTGGTTAGCAGTAAGAGAGAAATTGAAAAAAACTGTTAAACGACAAGAACGAGTATATGGAGTAAGAGTGAAAGCGAGATTTAAAAGAAACAAAACTGCTAAGCCTTTTAGAGATGCTGAATTTGATATCTTGTTTGACTATGGTATTGATAATGTAGGTAGCATAGTCAAGTTTTTAAATGAAGATGAAAGTAGAATTGGAGAATACGAAAAAAGCCAAGCTACTCTTGAAGATGTAATTAATAAGTTAGAACAAGATTGGCAAGCAATTGAAGATGCTATAAAGCCAAAAAGAAAGGAGAGATTTTGAAACTAGGCAAAAGCAAAAGAAAGGGAAATAGTTATGAGATTAAGATATCTCGGATTCTTTCTAGATGGTACGATAAGAATGAAGAGACAGATTATTTCTGGAGAACAGCTGGCTCGGGAGCAAAAAGTACAGTAACAAGAAGGGGAGAGACTTCTTTTGTAGGAGACATTACATTTCTTCCTAGTCCTGATTGTTTAAAAATATGGATAGACACTAAAGACAGAAAAGAGGCATCTTTTAATGGCATTATGCAAGAAGACTGGGTAATAAAACGGTGGCATAAAGAAGAAACGAAGAAAAGAGATAACTTAAAATTAAAAAAGCCAGTTGTAATTATTTTCAAATTGTATAGAAAAAAAGAAGATTATATATATTTCTTGAACAATAATTTTACATTTCAAATAGCTAATTTAGTAAAGTATAAATCTATATTCTTACGCTACAAGAATTTCTATGTTATGAAACTAGAAGATTTTCTTAATATAGTAGAAAGAAAATGTATTTTAGCTATAGAAAATTGCTGAAAAAGTACATGGAGCACATTCAAGATTATGAAAGAGTGACACATGTACACAATCTAAACAAAGGCAAAATAAAATTCTCTGTTGAAGAAGAAGATATTTTGCAGAAATTAGATAGGGAGATTAGCAATGGTAGAGCTTAGATGGCGGAAGATTAATGTAAATCACTTAGGAGAATTGCCTGAAGGAGCAATCCAAACAGGTGAATCTCTTTGCTTTATAGTTTTGCAATACAGGCAAAGAAAACAGCAGCTTGGCGGACAATGGGTCACTTCTGCATGGAAGGATGTAACTTTTGATGATTAATTCTTTAAGTATCAATAATTTTCAGTCCCATAAGAACTCTGCATTAGTATTTGATGAAGGTATCAATATCATTATCGGACAATCAGACAGTGGTAAGACGGCTATTATTAGAGCATTGAATTGGGTTATAAATAATCGACCCACAGGGGAGGCATTTAGAAGTAGCTGGGGTGGAGGGACTGATGTCAACCTGTGGGTTGATAAGCAAGCCATTAGAAGAGGAAAAGGTAAGACTAATTTCTACAATTTACAAAATCTTACCTCTGTGGCAGGGGAAGGTGACGAAAAGTTTTTGTCATTTGGACAAGATGTCCCAGACGAAATAAAAAATCTAGTAAACTTCTCCTCTTTGAATTTGCAGGGACAATTTGATTCTCCTTTCCTCCTTGCAATGTCGGGAGGAGAGGTTGCTAGGTACTTAAATAAAATAGTTTATCTTGATACTATAGATACGTCTCTTTCTAATATAGGAAAGACTTTAAGAAAAGAGAAAACTGATATTTCGTATGCTCACACAAGCCTCAATGAAGCAATAGAGAAAGAAAAAGAATTTAGCTGGATAGATAAAGTAGAGGGTTGTCTCGTAAAATTAGAAATAGCTGATAATGTATTGAAGTGTAAAGAACAAAAAATGTTAGAGCTAGAAGCTATTATAAATGATATAGAATGGTTAGATGAAGAGACAGAAAAAATCTCTAAACTAACACAACATGAAGATGCTGTAAACAAACTCATAACACACTCAGAAAGAAGTAAGACTAATTCAAACAAAGTTGAGAAGTTGGGGGAAATGGTTAGCAATGTAAGCTTAGTAGAAGAGTCAATAGAGAGGTTAACCCATAAAATAAAGTTGTGGCAAAGACAGTTTAACAAATTTATGCCTGACATTTGTCCTCTGTGTGGGAGGGGAGAATGAAGTGGTTTACAAATAAAGAGATTAATATAAAAAACATATATGCAAAAAAGATTTTGAGAAAGAAATTGAAAACTAAAGAAATATCTAAGCTAGGCTTTCTTACAATAAAAGCTGATATTCAAAGCTATGAAAGCGCTACTGACAGAAATATTAAAACAATAGAACTCTTTCTTGATATAAATAGAGAGAACATCAGATATATAGAAGAAGATGATGATATTGTAAGAATTGCCTATTATTAACATTTTTTGAATTCACCAGATGACGCTGGAGACACTTTTTAATGATGTTCATAGGTAACCATATAAAGATTAAAGCTAAAGCGCCAGCTGCAATACTGACATCAGACTGGCATATTAGAGGAGATAGACCAATCTGTAGAACAGATAACTACCTAGAAGCACAAAAAAGAAAGATAGAAACTATTATAAGCTTAGCACTTAAATATGATTGTCCTATTATCATTGCAGGAGATATAGGACATAAGCCTATCTGGGGAGATAGATTATTAAACCAAACCATAGAAACACTGCAGGTGGATGTCCCAATTATAGCGATTGCAGGACAACATGACCTACTACATCACAAATTAAATGAATGGAAAGAAGGGGGACTGGGAGTGTTAGATAAATCGCTAAAGAATTTTACTGTCCAGACTGGATATCTTACTATAGGGAAACAAGATAATATTGGAATACATTGTTTTCCTTACAGTAAACAAATCACTAATGAAGAACAAACAAGAGATAAGTTAGTTGCTGTCTGCCACACGATGGTGCTTAAGTCTCAGAAAGATAAGTTATGGCATGACCAGATAGCTAGTTCAGCAAAATGGCATTTAAAAAAATATCCTTGCTATGATTTAATAGTAACGGGAGATAATCATCAAAGCTTTGCGATAGAATATGAAGGACGATGGTTAGTGAATGCTGGCAGTATAATGCGCATGACTGCTAATCAAATTGACCATCGCCCCTCTGTTTATATTTGGTATTCAGAGGACAATAGAGTAGAAAGAGCTTATTTACCAATAGAAGAAAACGTGATAAGTAGAGAACACATAGAAGAAACTGAAAGAAGGGATGAAAGGATAGAGTCATTTGTTAATCGCTTGAAAGAGACGGAAGAGCTAGGACTATCTTTTGAGAATAACATAGAAGAATTCTTCAGAGCAAATAGAACAAGGAAAAGAATTGTAGAAAAAGTGTGGGAGAGTATGAATGGATAACGAAACATTACTCAATTTAAAAGAAAAGATTGAGGAAGGGAAAGTGAAACTAAACAAATTAGAAGGGCAAAGAGAAGAAGCACTAAAAACTTTGGAGGAGTTTGGATGTGATGAGTTGAAAAGTGCAAAGAGAAAACTGAAGAAGATGAAGGAAGAAGTTGATAAAGACAGTGAAATATTAAATAAGCAAATTGAACAGTTGTCTAGGAGGATAAAATGAAATATATTTATACTAGAGAATTATGTCCAGCTTGTATTAAACTAAAAAAGAAATGGAATGCTGATGGTCTGTTAAAAGGGATAGATTACCAAGAGAGAGATGCAGGTAGACTCTCCGACCCTGCCGATGATAGAGATTCTATTGATGAAGAGGCATTAGTACAGCTAGTGATGAATAATAACCAACTACCTGTAATAGTAGAAAGAAAAGACATCAAGCCTTAAGTTTAATAAGCTAAACACTTTAAAACAATTTGAAAATTAAAATATTCTCAGTTGCACTTATTTATATTTACTACTAAAATTTTATAAAAAACTTTCATTCCTAAGTACTTATATCGTAACACTTTATAAACTATTTTCAGAAAAGAGACATTTTCTTGTTTACGTAATGATATATTATATTATAATACATACATAATTAACATCTACTATTTTTTAACTTTTTAAAAAGGAGAAATCAAAATGGAAAGCACTAAAACATTAGCTAAAAAGGAATTAGCAAAAGCACTTAAAGAAAGCAAGAAATATCAGGTTAGAATTGGAAATACGATACATCTCTATCTCATGTCAGAAGAAGAATTAAAAAAACAACAAAAGAATATTGAGAAAAAAATAGAAAGAGCTTTGAACGGGGGACAAACAGTAACTAAAGACAAAATGAGGCGCTGGATTACTGTAGAGCCTATACTAGATTTTGTAAGAGATAGAGAGGGAAACCCTATACGAGAGAAATATACTTTTCAAGGTAATAATGGTGACAAGATTCTTTGTAAACGAACTCTGGTCACAGAGAATATAGAAACTAAAGAATTGTCAAAAGAAAAACTTAGTAATACTTGGAGGCTTTTTGATAGCATAATGGGGGAATAATTTTATTTTACTTTTAATCTTTTAGGAAGGAGAATCAAAATGGAAGTTAAAGAGCTAGCTAAAGTAGCATATATTAGGAAAAGAGAAAAAAAGAATTCTTCTATGTTTTTCTTGACAGTAGACTTTGGAGATGAGGATGGATTTCAGGGAGGTGCTTGGGAAGTTTGGTACATGAAGGAATGGAAAAGCCACTTTGGAGTTACTGGGTTTGAAGAACCACCTACTCCTCCAGCTGACTTGACTGAAACTCATACGAAAGTAGCTAAAGTTATTTTCAATGAGTGGAAAGAGAGTGAAGAAGCAGCTAATGAAATATGGATTATAATGCAGGGAGAAAGATGGAGCCCACAAGGTGAAGCAAAAGACCTCATCAGAAGCCTTAATTTAAAACACACTTCAATGTGTATTGGTGATTTAATTAAAGCTCCCTCTGGCAATCTTTTTGTAGCAGAGTCTGTTGGCTTTCGTAGAATAAATAGAATAGGGGGATAATTAGATAAGTTCAAAACGCCTCGTAAGGGCGCCGGATGATAACGGTATAGTAACGAAGGCAAAGTGGTGAAGTTATTTTTGGGAGGGTTTAGCCACCTGATATTTATAGCCACAGAAAAGTTTATCTCTTTTCTGATAAATATCAGTCATCTCTCAGCTTATTTTGTGCTATAATAATTTATATTAAGAAAGCTATAGTAATGAATCTAAAGGAAATCAGAACACAAATAGAAAGAAGTAAGGGACAGAGGGAAGAGGTGGAGAATAGAATTGATGAACTCCAATCAACGATAAACACCGTAGAGAAAGAGATTGTATTTTCTGAAAAAGCCCAAGCCATTATTCAGAAAGTGGCTCAAGAAACTCAGCAACAGTTAGAATACCATATCTCTGATATAGTCTCCCTCGCCCTTGATACCATCTTTGAAGACCCTTATCAGTTCACGGTAGAATTCGTTGTCAGACGAAATAAGACAGAATGTGAATTGGTATTCAAAAGGGATGGTGAAAGGATTAGCCCTCTGTCTGCAAGCGGAGGAGGTGTAGTTGATGTAGCCTCCTTCGCCTTGCGTATTGCTCTTTGGACTTTACAAAACCCGAAAAGCAGAAATACTTTAATACTTGACGAGCCATTCAAGTTTCTCTCCAAAGACCTACTCCCAAGAGCCTGTGACTTATTACAGGAACTTCGTGATAGGCTAAGTCTGCAATTCATAATCGTAACCCACCTAGATGAGTTAGCCCTCTGTGCTGACAAGACCTTTGAAGTCAGGTTGAAAAAAGGTGTGTCAGTAATTCATTCATAAACCTTACTTGTTACTCTATCAATATGCTTACACCTGATACTTGTATCGCAATACAATTTAAACCCTGCATCCCTTAACTTCTGAGAAAAGAAACTGTCCTGAGTTAAATTTGCTGTGGTTTCAAACCAAGGAAACTCAGTCTTGAAAAACACCTCTGCTTTATAAAGAGTACACCCCATAGGTATTGTATACACTTCATGCACCTCTCCATCAACTTCCAGTGCTCCCCTCTTCCCATTAGGCTTTATGATTATTGGTGCGCCCTCCTTGACCTTCTGTCTCTTTAGAT